TCCCTAGCTTTATATCTAACGTTACCAGTTTCAAAATCACCTTCCATGGCAGTTTTGATTGGTGCACGAACCATGTGTTTCAGACCGTTAGGAACATCAGTCTTAATGAAGAACGCGTCGTCATCAGATAGGAAGTTGTTTACCACATATCCTTGTGGGATCATTCCTTTAGATGCTAATGCGTTGATGTCATTGTCAGCTGTTCCAACTCTGTTTGCAGATTTCATGATTCTTTCAGCTACAAATTGCTGTGAAGAGTGAATGATTAATTTCTGCCCTTTCGCTGCAATTTTTAAGCCACGCTCGTCAGTCATCTTAGCAATGTCTATTACTGCTTGTTCTAGTGAAGTTTCACTTAAGTCAGCTGCAGTAGTTAATTCGTTTGCGAATCCTCCTGCAATTGTTGGGTGAACTGCTCTACCTGCTCCAGTGTTACCAGAGCAAAGCGCAACGCCATCTCCACCTGCAGATGCTCCTGCAGTGAATGCGTTGTCTAGAATTGTAGCAGCTTTGACTTGCTTAGTTTGAGCCATAGATCTAGCTAGTGCTTTTGTGTAACGAGTAGAGATCTTGTCATACAAGTTATCTTCAATCGCTTCTTCAGTGATTGAGAACGCGAGAGCAATTGTCTCGTGTTGATATCTTGCAGTGAAAGTCTCTTGCGCGTTGTCATAAGCAACTGCTGAACCTTCAGACTTAACGTTAGCTTTGTCGAATCCTGATAACATTACTTCTTCCTCGAATGCTCGATCAGAATTTTCTGTATCAAAGATTTCTGCGTGTTGGTTCTCGTAGTTTTTGTACTCAAGTCCGAATAATGCATTCAGACCTGGCTCTAGCTCTTTAGCTAGTTGTTGTCTTGATATAGCCATTATTTATGTCCTCCTGCTATTATGCGTACAAGTGTTCGTTGATTAAAACGTTGTAAACTGCATTGTCTGAACCAATTTCTGATCGTCCTTCTTTATTAGAAAAACCGATAATCATTAGGTTAGCACCAGCGCCAATACCGGCTGGTCCTGCAGAGTCAAGCGTCATTCCACTTACACCCGTTGCTGTTGAGCCTGTGCCCACGACTACGTCTGCTGTTTGCATAACGTCAGTTTGTGCAGATGCGCCGTCACCTTGTACTTCAAATACTTGGTGTGGATCATCATAAACAAATGCGTCAGCTACAGCCCCGTTTCCGCTGGCTTTAGACTGGTTTTTAAAAGTTGGTTTGTTAGTTGTTGCGTCATCGAATTTACAACCCCAAAAAACACCAATGTTAGTCGTACCTGTTCCAGCTTGCTGGATATTGCCAGAGTCTGGTTGTACCATGTCGCCCTGGAAAATTGCATTAGTTTCGTTAGATGCAATTTTGTACTCATTGAGTTTTTGGTTAGCTCCTCCGCTGATACTTCCAACCGGATTCAAACCAAAAGGGGCATTTAAGTTTGCCATATTGTTATCCTCCTTAAAGGTTGTTGTTTATATCAGTGGTCGAAATATCAAAATGCTATTTCTTTGTACCACCAAAAGTTACACGAGTCTGTCGATCTTGATTGATCGGCATACTTGGGTGCTGTTCCTTCAAGACATCGTTATCTAAAGCTTCATTACGATCGTCGGTCATCTGTCGATAATACGCCTCTCGTTGCTTTGCGAGCTCTTCGGGTATCCTTGCCAGCACAAGGCCACCAACTCCTATAACACCTGCATACTTACCTGATTCTACAGACGGAAAGTCATCGTTAGGATATTCGTCAGCTCTGACAAATTCCCAACCAGATCGAGTTTTACCGGTAATATTTTTGGAATCATCGTTCCCCATACTCTCGGCTCTAATCCATCTGTGCCTATATCCATCTGGTGCAGGCGGTGCATCTAGTGCTGATGGTGGAGTCCATACTTTAGGCTTTTCACTTTTAGCCCGAGTTTGACTCGCGCGGGAAGTTTTTTTATTTGTTTTCTTTTCCATATGCTTATACCTCCTTCGCGGCTAATTGTTTCGCATATTCTTCTAGCGGCACACCTAATCGTTTAGAAATAGCTACCTGTGATGGTGTGAGCTTCACAGTTTTTCTGCGTCCTTTTGCGGCCGGACGATTGGCACTAGCAACAGTCTGAACTGGTTCAGCTGTAGTTCCCTTATTTGTATCAAATTTGTGTGGGAATTCAAGTCTTATTCGTTTATCAACCTCTGCATAATATTCATCAGATTGACCATCGTAACCTTCTTGTTCTACAAGTTGCTTGTGTATGTCAAAAGCAGTGTAAGTCATTGCATTATCAGTACCAAACCACGGGTTTTTCTGTGCCCAAGCGTCTGCTTTAGGATCAGGTTGTCTCTGTGGTTGTGGTGGTGAAGCCTTTTCTTGTGATACAGCTGGTTCTGGAGATATAGACGGAGTCTTGTCAATATCTTTAATTCTAGCCAATCTACTAGCGTCCATTGATAATTGTGCTAACTCAGTTTGCGCTGCAACTTGAGCGTTTACATCACCAGATGCAATAGCTTGAGCTAATTTTGTTTTTATAGCTTCTGTACCAGATGTAACTCTCTTCTCAAATTCTTTTGTGTAGTCACCATCTAACGCTTCATACTTTCTGCGATATTTATCTGCAGAAGTTTTTTGATTTTTTGCATATTCAATAGCTTCTTCTTTTTGCCTTTCAGCTTCACGCATCTTATGCGTAAGTTTAGCTATTCTTTTTTTGACACTTTCAGAATACTCAGACATCTCTTCTTTTTGTTCTGTCTTTAGTTCTTCTGTTTCTGCGTGTGTTGTACCAGGAGCCTCAGCAATTTCTATTTCTGGTTTCTCCTCTGGTTGGTCTTCTTGTGGTGCAGCTTCAAGATCTATTTCTGTCTCTTGTTCATCAGCTTCACCAACGTCGATTTTTAAATCGTCTTCTTGCATAGTAAATCCTCCTATGATTACATTGCGTGAATAAGATCTTTAGGATCCCCTATTGTCCCAAGTATCTCATCATCGTTTAACATTCTTATTTCTCCACCATCTATTTGCATGCGTGATCCTGCATACCTTGCAAAGATCACCCAATCTTTTTCTTCGCACCACGGTCCCGTTGGATATCGTTCTTTATCTGCATAACACAGAGGACCTTTTTTTAGAACATAACCAACTTGTACAGCTGCTCGTGCTCTATCTAGTGTTTCTTGTGCAATAATAATTCCACCCTTTGTTTCTTCTTTGACTTGAAAAGGCATAACAAGTATACGCCAACCCGTTGGGTCAGGTAATTTTTCTAAATTTGTTTGGCTAGGTTTATTTGTAGCTTCTTGGTCTTGTTTTTCGTATTTAGCTTCTAATGCGTGTGACGTTGTTTGGGTCATCTTTATCTGGCTCCTTTGGTTCTAGCAGGTTAGAGAGTTCCTGATTTAATTGATCCGTCGCATGGATCTTACCTATTATATATTTGTATTCTTCCATACTGTCAACTCCCCCGTTTGCTAGAGTCTGTACTAGACTCTCCAGTTGAGTTTTCATTTCTCTCTGTATCTTGTAGATCACGTTTATTGGATCTGTAGCTTCGGACATATTTTTTCTCCTTATCTCCTAGTTGCTCCCAGAACACGTCAAGCGGGTTCTTGGGTTTATTGTCCCCCATTTTTTCCCCCGATGTATGATTAAGTCAAATTACTTTTTCTTAAAAATATCTGCGCCCTTGAGGCCGTATATACTAGCTACGACTCCGATAAAGAGGCTCTGATACCAGAAAGGCATGTTGCTGAACTTATCAAAGAATATATCTAGCTTCTGCTGTATGTTTGGATCATCACTAAATACGCTCCATATTAACAATAACACGGGCGCACTCACGAGAATAAGAACGAATTCGTCCTTCCATCCTTTGTCGTTTGATTGCCTCACGGCTGCTTGATACTCGATTTCACCACTTGCCATTTTCTGTGCATGCAACATTGCAGCATCTGACTCGAGCATTTTGCGCTGCTGTCTATTTTTCATAATGTGGGTGCCAGCGCCGATTGCTAGTTTGACTACGTCAAGTATCATGTGATTATAGAGTTATTCCTAAGATGATAATTACGA